TTAGTTTACCCCTGCAAATTTGTTGATCAACCCATCCACCACCGCCTGCACATCCGCATCGTTACTCTGGCGGCCCTTAGCGTAGATCGAGGGGGAGGTCACAATATCCCAGGACATCCTCTCGGCCATCCCCTCGGCGTTCGTCAGCGCATCGGTCGCCCATTGCAGCCGCAAGGCGTGCCCCGGCGTCTTACCATCTTCGGTCCGCACGGCCTGGGCCGCCAGCGCCACCGCTACCGTCGCCCGATACTTGAGGTCTTGGCTCTCAAACCGCAGATAATGCAGATAGGAATAATCCATCATCACCTCCTCATTACGTCGTCGCCGTCAGGGTCAGCGTCCAGGTGTAGCGCCGCACCGTTGAGGCATCTTTCGCATAGTCGCTGTGGGTATCTCGACAGAACAGCGTCCCGCCGCTCACCGCGTTGCGGAGTCCCGCTTCGCGCAGCGTCGAGCTATTCGCGCGTCGCGAGCCAAGATAGCCCTCGATCTCCAACACCCCCGTGCCGGTCCGTCGCATCCGCACAAGCGCATTTGCCGTCGCTTCCGCCCCCAACGCCGTATCGGTGACCGCAAAGGCCGTCGCATTCGTGCCGTAGCCGATATAGGTCAGCTTGGCCACGGAGTCGCCCTTCAGCAGATCGCACAGCAGATTCAGCCCCGCCGTCGTCACCCGCCGCACCGTGCCAAACGTCACCCGCCAGACATAGGTGATGGTCACATTCGCCGTCTTGCCGATCCCGGTATGCGTCACACGGCCGAACAGGGTCCCGCCACTGGAGGCGTTGAGCATGCCCGCCTCGGTCAGCGTGGATCCGTTCGCAGAGGCTTGGGGTAAAAAATACGTCACGGTCAGGGTGCCCGCCGCTCTGCTCATGCGCGTAATCGCCGCACGGAAGACCTCAGTCTGGAGGGTCGTATCGGCAGCCGCCGGGGCCGTGGTTCCAGTGCCCACACCGAAGTAGGTGAGGCGGGCCGTCGTGTCGCCCTTCAGCAAATCCAGTGTCAAATTCAACCCGCTCGACGGGATTTTGTTACTCGCCCGGATCGTCCGCAGCCGGCGGCCGGTGTGGGCACAGCGGACGATCAGGCGCACGTTCGTCCGCACGCAGGCCAATGCCTCACAGGCCAACGCTGGCGCGTTACGCACCGCCCACCTCCGCAAACCCGCACTGCGCCGTCCCCACCACGGCCACCGCAAACGTCGAGCTGGTAATCGTGAGGGCATCATCGACCGCCACCGTGTCCGTGAACTGGCGAATCTGGCGGACCACATCATTGTCCCGCGCATGCGGGGCCTGCCCCGCCATCGCCAACCGGCGGAAGAAGTCGGCCTCGTCGTGATGGGGCTCCGTCCGGACCGCTTGCACGCCATACCGCAGCCGGTCGTCAGCCGTCACCGACACGCGCACAGACGTAATCAACCAGTGCCCCGACACCGCATACGCCGGCACGTCCGTCGTCAGCATCTGCCCCGCGAGGAACCCGCTCGAGAACGTGTCAAAGGACAGCTCCTGGGCAAACTCCGAAAACTCGCGCAACAGCGCCAGCGTCTTCTCATTGACGAAGTCTTCGCCGTCTAAGCTCGACAGGTTTTCGAGCGATTCATACCGCCCGGTCGTTCCCTCCAAGATCGCCCGCTTGGCAATCGCCGCGTCGTCCTGTGCCGCCGTAAACACCTGGTAAAAATAGGTGTAGGTCACGGCCAGCGTGTCCGTGCTGATCAGCACCGTGCCGCCGGAATCCTGCGACACCTCCGTGCTCTTCTCGTTCCAATACCAGTCCTTCCCCGTGTCCACATCGCGGATGCCGAGGGTCTTCGCCGAGCCATTCTTCGTCACCGCCACCAACGAGGCCATCGACTGTTTCACGGTAAAGGTGGTCCGCTTGCCATCGCCAGAAAACTGCTCCGTCACCGCGTCGGAAATGCCATTGCCCCCCTGCACGTATTGCGCATTGCGATAGCGTGAACGGTCCAGGCTCGTCCGCAGCGACCCCTCCAAGAATTGCCCCGTCAACGTGAACGGCGCGGGGTTAGTCTCTCGCGCAAAAAAATGGAGCCGCTTATCAGGGTCGATATACCAACTGAAGCCCACCAGCCGAGCCAGCTCCGTAAAGATCGCCTCCGCCGAAATCCAATTCGCCGGGTATTTGGTCACCACCGGCCCCGCATCGATAAACCGGGCGACAATGCCCTCGGTCGCCAACGTCGTCGACACCACGTCCTGCACAATGGCATCCGCCGTGTACCCGCTATAATCCTTGGCCAACAACCGCCGCGTCGCCAGCTGCTCCCAGCTCTCGGCCTCGCAGCGGTAGAACACCGCCTTGCCGCCTGGGGCCTGCTCCCGCCGCACGCGCGACAGTTGCCCGTTGAAAACCACCATGTCGGGTTCGGTAGAGAATTGCACTTCATAGACCTGTCCGCTAGAGCCCCCGCCGAACAGCCGCCAATACTGATGGGCGCCAACGGATGCCCACGAGATGGTCGAGAAGGCCCCATCGGCCCCGCTGTTCCAGCCGGACGCACAGATCGACCAGCTCGCGCCATCGTCCGAATAATGGATATCCCAGATCGCGCTGTACGTCCCACTGGCGTACATGCGGCAAGCCCGAAAGGCTCGCGTCACGCCACCCAATACGTTGATTTGGACAGTCCCGCCAGCGGTCATGCTGAACGCCAGGGTGCCCACGTCGCCGTTGTTGATCCTCTCTGCTGTCCCTGCGAGGGTGATACCACCGGAGACGCTCCAATGTGACGCGCTATTCCACAACTCCACCCCGTCGAGCACCTCCACGGTCTCGCCCAACTGCGGCCCATCCTCATCAAACTGTGTCTCGTAAATCCACGCGCCTGTAGCACCCCAGACATCAGTTTTCCGCAGCCGCCAATAGCGATGCGCGCCCACCGAGGCCCACACCGCCACGGAGAACGCCCCATCGGCCCCGCTATTCCACCCGCTCTTCGCCAGCAGCCAGGTCGTCGCATCGTCGGAACACTCGACATCCCAGCTCCCGTCAAAGGTGCCAGACGCCCACATCCGGCACCGCACCATCGGCCTGGGCTCTCCACAATTGAGCACCAGCGTCGAGCCGATCCCTCCTGAGCCCACATGCCACGCCAGATCGGTAAAGGTGCCATTATTGATCAACGCCGCGTCATTGATCACCAGGCCGCCCGCCACACTCCACGCACTCGCCCCATAGCGCGTCACATAGAGCCGATGATCGTCCGGGCGCTCCACCAGGGTGAACGACAACGGATTGCGCTCGTTGATCCGATCCTCGGTCTCCAACGACCCCGCCAATAGCAGGTCTCCACGATCCACCCCGTCAATGCGCATCAACCACGCCATTAGCCGATCGCTCCCAACCGCGCCTGCACCACCGCCGGCATCCCGCGCACCACCATCTCGGAGAGCTTCCGTTCGTCGAGATATAGGTTGATCTGCTGCATCCCGCCGCTCCCGCCGCCGATCCCCACGGAATTTAGAAAGTCTCGTCCACGCGAATCCAGCGGAACCATCATCTCCGGTGACCCCGCCTCAGCCACCATGCCCAACGTCGGTCCCATGGCGATCCCGCCAGCAGCAAATGGCGTCGCCATGGCTGCCGTCGTCGCCACGATCGCGCCACCAAGGGCAACCTGGATCGCAGCCGTCCCTGCGGCCACGGCCGCCCCGCCAGCGCCAGCAACAGCCGCGGCAGCCGCGGCATACACCGGAGCCATTGGTGCCCCCACAATGCTGAGAGCCAACGCTGTGGCCATGGCAGCAAACACGCCCGCAGTCGCTACCACCACGGCGGCCATGGTCGCCATCGCCGCATCACCCACGGCCCCAATGCTGGCCAGCGAGGTAAACGCGCCAGCGAGGATCACTTTATTGGTGGCGGTGGTGATGCCCAGCCGAGCCGCCTCAGCCGTCGCCGTGGCTGCGGTTTTCGCGCTTTCCATCGCGGTATGCGCACCGACCAGCGCCGAGGCCGCGGAAGTGCCCTGCACCATCATGAGCACCTGTTGGGCCACAAACTGGATGCCGAAATTGATCACCGACTGCAACATCGTTTGTTGCATCGATTCCCAAAACTGGGTGAACGTCCCGGTGCCCCGAATCCAACTCGCCGTCGCCGCACTAAACTGCGTGGTGATCGTGGACAGCGTGAACACATTCGAATCGGCCAACTGCTTGAGCTGTTGTGCCCAAAACGAGGGGAACTGCGTCGCAATCTGTTGCAGCTGGGCGGACTTGGCCTGATGAATTTGCACAATCAACGCCGCCGCCTGCGCTTCGTCGGCCACATGCTTCTGCACCCATTGCAGCCGATCCAGCGCCGTGAATTCGGCTTCCATCCGCGCGCGCTGTTCGCCGTGCAGGGTGGAGAGGTATAAATCATCCGAGAGCCGCGCAGCCTCCCCCTTGAAGCGCTCGGCGGCAATCAACTTGTTCGCGGTAAACTGTCCATAGGCCTGCTCCGCTCGGCTCAATCCCTCCAATTCGGCATCCATCGCCGCAATGGCCGCCTCTTCACGCTGCACCATTGCATCGATCTCGCGTTGATTGCTGGCCGCGCGAATCGCCGCCCCGGTGGTGGCGTTGTAGCGTTCCGCACGGCCGAACCCTTCCTGATTCCGTTCCTGCTCAGCCCAAAACCCCTCGAACGCTGACGCGGCCGCCTGCTCCGAATCCACCAGCGCATTCAATTGCGCGGCCACGATCTGGGCCCCAATAGTGCCGTTATGCCGGAGCGCCCGCCCATAGCCCTCTTGATTGCGTTCCTGCTGCGCCCAAAAATCTTCAAACGCCACGGCGGCCGCCTGCTCCGCATCAATGAGTGCGTTGGCCAGCGTGTCGCCCATCGCGCGCGACGAGAGCGCGTTCGCCAGTTCCGCCTTCCCCAGCCCTTCCTGAATGAATCCAATGCCGAATTGCGGCGAGATGCTGAATCCGAGCGAGGTCCCTATGTCGCCCGTGGAAGGGAACAAGGGGTCGAGAATATGCCCTGATTGGTTCGTGAAATCCTTTTCCAGGTTATCGAACAGCTCCTTCGAAATGCGGGCCGATACCGCCCGGCTCGCCACATCGTTCGTCACGATCGCGCGGCCTAACCCCTCCTGCACGCTCCGTTGAAACGCCTGTAGCTCCTCCCGCTGTTTCACCAGGATCTGGGTGGTACTCACGATCCCCTTACCGAGCCGCTCCTGATCGGCCGCCAATTCCTTCACCGCCACCGACGCCCCCCGCGTCGCCGACGTCCCAGCCTCCAGCCCACTCAGCCGTTGCCGATCCGCATCCACGCTCTTGATCAGCGCCGCCGTTTCCGCATCGATGCCTTGCACCCGCTGGAGCGTGGCCTTCCAGGCATCCAGCGACAGCACGTTGGTCGAAAACAATTGTTCGCCCACCGCCTGCATCGCCAGGAACAACCCACGGAAGCGCAGCCCGAGCTTCTCCGCCGCATCGACCAGCCCCACAAACACATGCGTGCTCAGCTGGATCCCCATCGCCGCCAAATCGGTAAACCACTTGATCGACGGCGCAAACGCCGCCGCCACTTGGGTCTTAAACCCTGCCAGCGACGAATCCAGATCGTCAAACGCATCATCCACGGCCGTCAGATCTCGCCGCTGCACCTCGCTCAACACCAAACCCATCGCCCGCGCCGCCGCCGCCGATTCGTCGATCGCTTTCGTCCCGCCTTTCAGAAAGAGGGCCAGATCGAGCGCGCCACGCCCCAACAACGCCGTCATGCGCGCGGTCTTCTCCGAGCCGTCTTCCATCTGAGACAGGCGATCCACCACTAACCGCAGGAGTTCTTCATTATTCGCGACCTTCGTTAGGTCAATATCCATCGCGCGGAAGGTCTTTGCCGCATCACTCCCGGCATCGTTCGCCTCCACCACGTTTTGCGCCAGGGTTTTGGACGCATGGGCCAGGGCTGCCCCTGACGTATGCGCCCGCCGCAACCCCACCGACCATTCTTCCATCGTCCGCGCGGACGTGCCGGTGATCGCCGCCAGATGTTCCGTCATCTCAGCCTGCGCCGCAAATTCTTTCGTCAGCTCCACCACGTCGCCGATCATCGACTTGATCTTAAGACCCACCGCCGCCGTGGAGACGCCCTTAAACACAGACTCCGCCTTGGAGGCGAGCGAGGTCAGGATCTCCTCGCTCGCCTTGGCCTCTTTTATCAGCCCATCGGCCTCAGCCAAAATCTTGATCAGAAAGTCCGTGCTCTGTCCCATGGCTAGCGGTGTCCTCGTGAGATCGCGGCCCCGGCGTTAAACGCCACGGCCACATCCGTAAACGTGGCCTGCAACTTGCGCCGCAAGACGTCTGGATCGGGCACATCCTTGGCCGTCTTCGGCAAAAAGTCTTCCGGCGCGGCGGCCTTGCCGCCCTTGCGCCGGTTCAAGTTGTGCTGCTGCGCCGCCAAAATGCCGACGCGATAGCGCGCCTCCAACGGGCCAAATGGTTCGAGCCGCGCATAGGCCATCCACTCCGTCAACTCGCGGGATGAGATCGTCCGGAGCAACTCGGCCCGCGTCCTGCCGAGGGCCAAGGCCAGGCGGAACGTGAACCGCCGATCCGGACGTCTTAGGAGTTTTTTGACGCCGCATCCCCATCCTCATCCCGCAAGCCCGACAACCGCGTACAGACCTCGGCCACGCGCTTGAGCGCCTTGCCGTTGCGCGTGCCCAACTGCGCCACATCGGCCTCGCTAAACAGCCGCGCGCCGTGTTCATCGATGACGCACAAGGACACGAGCTTGGCGGAAATATTGTCATAGTTCAGCCGCACCCGCTTGCCCTCGATCTGCACGCGCGCCCCTTCGTATTCATCCCGCTCTGCGCCCGTCATCCCCCGCACGATCACATCGCCGCCCCACTCGGGGACAGCGACCACCTCCTGCTGAAGATCATCGATCTGAAAAATCTGGTCTCGTGTCAACATCGTGAACCGCCTCCCTGTTAGTGAATCTGCACCCTCGACGCCAGCCATTGCGGCCAGACGCGCTATCCCGGCAGCTGCAACACACAGAACTTGATGTTGTTGTCCTCACCCTCCAAGTGGAACACGCTGCTCCCTTGGTCCCATCCGATCAGCGAGCCCACCCAAAAGGCCGCGTACTCGCCTGCCGCCAACGAGTACGCAGAGATATCGCCGCTCCGCTTTTGTGGGTCTGGCGCCGAGGTTAAGGTGAACGTCTTGGCCGCCGACGCATGCACATTGGTGACGAGAATCAAATCGCGTCCGCCGCAGGAAAATTGGTTTTTGTTGACGCTGTCCGCCGCGATGAACGTCACGTCTAAGGCGTTCGCCGCCACCGTGCCAGGGAAGGGGCCTTTCGGCACCGTCGGGGTTATTACAGTCCGTGCCATCGTGTACTCCTTTGTCTTCGGTTGCGTGCCAGTCTGTTGGTCATCACCCGTTCACGCGCCAGTGATGGCGCGGTTACACCGTCGCGAACGTCGGGGCCTTGGTGATCGTCAGCGTCACAGACGCCTCTAATGTCCCGTCGACTGTGGCTTTCGGCGGCATTTTGCTGATGAACGCCTCAAACGAAATGTCGACGACCGTCGACCCTGGGTACCAGATCTGGTAATTCCTCTTGGTCCGGGCGATCTGATCCGCGCGCATCGCCCGATGCACCGTGGAACTGGGCACCAGATTCAAATCAAACGACACTTCGCCCGCATCGATCAACGTCGCCAGCTTTTCTTTGAACGCCCCCGCGGCCGCCGAGCTGTGCGTGGTGACCTCAAGCACATCCGTCTCCATGCTCGGCCCTTCGATGTCCTTCACCTCTGCGATGCTGGTGAACACTTCCGGAGACGCGCTGTCCCCGCGTTTCAGCATGGTCCCATACGATGAAATAGCATCACTCATACGATCCTCCTTGTGAAAAAGTGACGGCTTACGGCTGCCCGAGAGGGCGGCTGTAGTGCACCGTCACGGTGATTTCCGCATACGCCCACGCTTCGATCGCGAAGCTCGCTTCATCCGTCGACACCGACGGCGGATCCGTCTTGATCGCCAACCCGCCGAACGTCGGATCCAAAAACAGCGCCGTCAGCACATCGCCCACCGCCCGCTGCAACACGGTCCGCCGGTCCACATCCTGCTTCACCCACACCACCACGATCACCGTCTGCTGCACCGTGACGGACGGGTAGGCCCCCCGCACGGACGTCGACTCACCCTCGATCACGCCATAAAACGGCGTCCCCACCACCTGTGAAAAATTCTTCCAATCCCGCGCCACCGCCTCGCCCGGCGTATACCAATACAGCTCCCCAGCGACGATCGCACTCAGGCGCGCCACCATGCGGGTCAGCAGCTGTTCCGTCTTGGGTTCCAACGGCATCGTTACCCTCGCTCCCAGGTCTCAGCAATAATCCGCGCGAATCGATCGCGGCCCGCCGGCAACGCTTCGGCAAACGACGGCCGTAAATACGGCCGCGCGGGCATCTTCACCGCCGGAATGCGCACCGACTTCGCAAACGCCACTCCGGCTGTTCCCCCAGCGCCGCCGCTCACCGGAAACCGCAACGCCTTCCCATGCCGTGGCCGCACCACATGCGCCGGGATCGTGCCGCCTTCTTCCAAAATTCGCGCATACACCGCCTGCGCCCCGAGACTGCCCTCCACGCCGGTCTCCGTCGCCGTCGTCTTCGCAGGCCCCAGCGAGCGCCGCAAATGCCCACTGCGCACCCGGAGCACTGGGCCAGAAATCTTCTTACTCGCAAGGCCCCACACCTCGTTCAAGGTCTCCTGCATGGCCTGCTTCAGCCCCGGCCGTAACTTCCGAGCCAGCTGCTTTAGCTTGTCCGGCGCGGTGGACACGACGCCGACCCGAATGCGAAAGTTCCCGTCGCTCATCTATCCACCTTGGTGTACCGCTCCAACGTGTCCCGCACCGCATCCAACCTCGACCGCTGGTAGGTCGTCACGGACCCATCCGCAATGCTCTGGCTCTGAATCCCGAGTAACGCCTTGTCCCCCAGATCCCGCGTCAGCCACACCAGTTCGACGGCCGCCTGGGCCAGGTCCGCCGGCACCGTGGCATAGCCCGCCACATACACCACCTTCACGTTATTGATCCCCACGTCGAACGCCGTGCCATCCAGCGTCACGATCCCCGCGTTGGCATCCTCCAACACGTAGTCACTCGCCGCGAGGACCGTGTCCGAGCCATAGACCCGCTCCGCGTCATCGTAGAGCGAGGTGATCGACGCCACGGGGTACTGCCGCAGCCGCAGCGACACCTGGCCCGACCGGGTCGAGTGATATTCCGTCACGGTGGCCTGCTCGATCGTCCGTTGGACGTAGTTCGCGACGAAGGCATCCACCGCCAGAATCAACCGGGCAATCTCCGCATCGTGCTGCGTGCCGGTGATGTTTTTGAACGCCTTGACGGTCGCGAGCGTGGTCAAACTCATGGCTTACTTATTCTCCGTCGGCCCATCGGCCATCTTGGTGTTGTTCCCGCCGCCCTCTTTTTTCGGCGGCACGATCTTCCCCCAGTCTTCCGCCACAAACACCGTGGCTAAGGCCGCCGGGAGATCGTAGGTCTTGCCCGCCTCATACCGTTGCACCGCAATGCCATCCGGTGAGCCTTCTCGGGTCTTCGTCATCTTCACCGTCACACTCTGTGGTTCCATCGCTCGTCGCATCGTCGCTCCTTTCGTTACACTCGCATGCAGAGGGTGACGCCAGAGGAGGGACGCGCGGCCTGCGCCGCGCGTCCCGTGCCTCACGGCATCAACCCAATTACGGGGCCTGAGTCACGTTCGCGGGAGCGTGGCGGGGGTTCCCCAAGATCGCCACCACCGCGAGGGGCGCAACGACCGTGCCGCCCTCGGTGCACACAATGCGTTTGTACCGCTTGCGATTACAGGCCACGCCGATCGTAAAGGCCTGCTGGTCGTCGCCCGTGTTATCCATCGCCTTGTCCCAGGCGGTGCCGTCCTCATAGCGTGCGTCCAGGTAATCGCCCGAGGCGACCGCCGCCATGTCGGACGCGTTGGACGCATCGCCCTCTTCCACGGTGACGGTAATCTTGTTGCTGGAGGTGAACGTGGCGAACGCGCCCACATTCAGCACAAACACCAGCGACTCATACCCGGCCGTATCGACGGTGACGCCGTTCGTCGACGCGGTGAACGACACCGCATCCAACGCCGACATACATTTCACGTTCTCCATCAGGTTCTTCATAGGTCCTCCTTCAATCGGGATTCACTGCCCGTTCACGTCCCCCTCAGCGGCACAGGCGCTGAGTGCTAGGCCGAGACTTTCTGCAATTTAATCGCTTCTGTGTTGACCACCTGGCCGCCCACGCGCTTGCGCATGTGGAACCGCACCAAGCCCGATCCGGCTTGCGAGAACGGATCGCGGATCGTCACGATCTGAATCCGGTCCACAATCACATAGCCCCGGCGGAAATCCCCGAAGGCCACGGCATAGGCGTTCGCCGCCACCGCCGGCATGTCCGGGCATTCGATGTAGGGGCGGCCCATCAACAGATTCGGGATGTCCCCGCCCAAGCCCGGCTGCCACAGGTAGTTCCCGGCCTGATCTTGCAGCTTGCGCACCGCCCCAATCGTGGAGCGCCGCATGGCCCAGGTGCCGTTCTGCGCATAGGCATCCTTCAACTGGTAGAACAGATCGATCAGCCCGTTCCCTTTCAACAGCGACGCATCGCCGCTCACCACGGCGTTCGTTTGCATCACCGAGTTGACGGCAAAACCTTCGGCCTCATTTACGCCGTTGCCGGTGACGAAGGACGTGCCCTCGGCCACCCCGAACTGCTCGCCCGCCTCCATCTGGATTTCAGACTCGAAATTGAACGCGCTGTCCTCCAGATCCTCGAACGGCACATCCACCAGGGCGTACAGCTCATGATTCGGGATGTCTTCCATCCCGTACTTCAACCCCGTGGTTTCCGTGCGTGTGGCGGTCTTGCCCGTCCAGGTGGCCGCAAACACGCCGGTGCGCTTAGGCACTTTGACGCTCTTGCCCGAGCTCGTCCGCACGCGCGCCACCGCGCGAATCTGCGAATAGACCGACACGCTCTTGATGATCTCGTTGACGAATTCCGGCGGAGCCAGAAATTCCATGCCCTGGCCGCTCGACAAGCTCTTGGCCTCGCCAAACACCATGGCCCCCTTTTCCTCCGGCGTGAGCGCTTCCACGCCATACCGGCAGGCCTTGATCCAGGCCTCTTTCTTCGCCGACGGCTGGGCCACCGCTTTGCTCTCCGGAGAAGGCACGGTCGGGCGAGCCAGCTTGATCTCGATCGCGTCCAGCCGGTCCTGCTGCCGCTGCATCTTTTCCGACCATTCCTTCTGGGTGTTCTTGCCATCCAGTTGCAGCCGTTCGTTTTCCGCCCGCAGCGCTTTAGTCAGCGCCAGCTGTTCTTCGACTAATTCCTTCAATTCCATGGTCAGCTCCTCCTCGCAAAATGTGAACGCATTGACTCATTGCACGCGCGCAACGACTGGACCAAGGCCGGGTCGAGCACGGGGAGGGCGGCTGCATCCGATGGGGGAGTGGAGGCCGAGGCATCCGGCTCCGAGAGCAGTGCCAGTAGCTGTTTCGCGGAGGCCCGCACCGCGGGGCTCACCCGTCGGCCGTCTTCCGCATCGAACTGGTCCACCAAACTTTTCACATTATCGATCAGCGCCATCGGGTGCATCGCCCAGGTGACGGGGGAGATTTCCCACAAGCGCACCTCGATCAACTTGCGCAGGCCGAGGGCCTTATCGAATTCCTCTTTGATCGTGTCGTACCCGATAGACATTTCCGTCAATACGCCGTCCCTCAACAATGTCATCACATCCAGACCCAGGGTCGTCTTGCTGATCTGCCCATCGAAGCCCAGGCCGTGCTGGTCTTCCCACAAGCGCGTCGGCTTCCCAATGGGCAGCCAATCGCCGCGATGCAAGGCCAAGATCTTGATCCGGTTCGCCCCCTGCGGCCCCCGCTCCGCGAGCGTCTTCGTAAACGCGCCAGGCAGCATAATGTCCTGGCCGTCGTCGGGGACGTGGAAGATGCTGGCATAGCCGGAGAACGTCATCGCCGCCGCATCGAGAGACTTGATCGCAAATGGCACACGCAGTCGGTTCATTCTTGGCCTCCTTGCGCCGGTGCGGCGCGCCGGATGACGGGCAGCACCACGCAGCGACAGTTGATGGTATTGCCCGGTTCACCGAGCGGATCGTTGGGGTATTCGAGCCCGTTGGAAAACTGGGTCCCGCGCCGACGGATTTGCCCGTCGATGCGATGGTTGAAGAGCCCTTGCCTGACGCCTTCATCCCGCGCGCTCAACCATTCAATTTCTTCCACGCCCTGCTGTTCAAACGCTTCCATCCGGCCCTCGTTATAGGCGCGGGCCGTTTCCGTGCGGGCGATCATCGTCGCCTGTAATCCTGAGAGGGTGCTGTAGGTATCACGGATGCGGCTGGCGATGGACGCCACCGACTCGGCCCCGCCCGGCGCATTCAACCCGGCCTCAATCGCGGTCACCACGCGCTTGCGGGCATTCGCCACGATAGCCTTCACCCGTTCCAACTGTCCCCGGATGCGCGTCTGCGCCCCGGTCGAGTCGTGGCCGAAGGCCCCGTCCGCGCCGATCTCCAGCCAGGCCGCCTTGCCGCCACGCGCCAAGGCCTCCTCGAACAACGGCCGCGATACCTCGCGCAACAGGCCGGTCTCAGCATCGAGGTCAAACAGGATCTCCTCCACCGCTTTGTGCTCGTCCGCCCCCTGCGTCCCACGGATCGCCTCGGGCCGGGCCGCCAACTTCGCCAGCACCGCATCGCGTTGCCGCATAAAATAGTGTTTCACCGCCGCCTGATACCGCAGCTCCACCGGCAACACATCACGCCGGATCACGCCCTTCCACAGCCGTTCACGCGCCGGGTTCTCCGGCAACGTGTCCGTCAGGTCGCCCTTCCTCAACTCCGGCGCAGGCAGCCCCTTCGGTGCCGCATCCGCCGCCGTCAGGTCGGCATAACTCGCCCCGGTCTCCGTCCCCAGCGGCAACAAATTCACCGGCACCAGGACGACATTGCCATCGGGGTGATCGTCGTAGCCGGTCGCGGCGCGCTTTTCATTCACGGTCAACCAGGTCGACTTCTCGACCCGCGACCAGACTTTCTCCCGATCCTCCGCCAACGCCTCAATGGCATCGCGGTCGTAGTCGAGCGTCAGCCCGTCGCCGAACGACGGCACCAGCCAGCGGTTCAAGTCGTCCTTCAACCCGTCGGCCATCGGCAACACGTTCTCGGTGTAAAACGACCGCCGCGCCTCGCGCCTGTTCTCGAACGTGGCCGTTTTGAGCCCAACCAATTCGCCGGGCACGTTATAGACGATGCAGATTTCTTCCTTCGAAAACCGCCGTGACTCCAGCCAATCCATGTCTTTGGGCGACAGACTCATCTCTTTCCAATCCGCGCCGCCTTCCAGCAACATCGGGTAACCCGCCTGTTGCGCGCCGCCATACTGTTCGGTGATCGCCTGCTGGAGCCGTGTATACTGCGCGTCAGTCAAATTCTTCTGGACCACCATCGCCCCCGACGGCCGCGCGCCGTTTTTGAGCAAGGAGTAATTCCATGTGAGCGCTAAGTTGTCCGTATCCACGACCCGCGCGGCCACCTGGATCGGGGAGAGGCCATACCAATCGTCTGTCGGCGCGAAAAACTTCCGGTGCATGACCGCCTCGGTCGCCAGCAATACCGTCATCCCACCGGCCTGATATTCATAGCGCGCGATCTCGCCCACGGCATTCGGCACCAGCGTCATGCGATCCGGCCGCAGCACATACAGTTCACGGGGCCGCAACGGCTGCGACGGAGCCGCTACCGCGTGGAGATAGGCGTTCCCCGCCACGAGTTGATACGCCACCAGTTTTTCCAACAACGCGCTGAGCGACTCCTGCGGATTCGGCCGCTGCAACAGGTCCAGCAGGGGATGCGTCTCGACTTCCGTCAGGCGTCCCTTGACCCGTTTCGTCAGCACCCACCGCAGCCCTTTCACCGACCGCGCAATCTGGTTCACGCAGGCATACACCGTCACGTTGGCTTCATAGCCCTCGTTGGCAAAATGGGCATAGTTACGGGTCGGCCAATGCGCCGCCCCCGGCGTCACCAACAACACCATCGCCCGGGCGACGGCGTTCGCCTTGCGAGCGAACAGCGCTGACCAGTTAGGCGTCCAGTTCACGCGGAGACCTCCGCGGAGACCGACGCACGGCGAGCCGCCGCGGCGTCCGCCGCTTCGATCACGCCGAGCATCACCTCCAATTTCAATCGTGAGTCAGGAGTCGTGGATTGCAGGATGAGCGCCTGGATCTGCGTCGCCGACTTGAACGGGGAGGGACGGCCTTGCGCAATGGTCTGGTCGCAGATCGTCCGCACCCGCCGCGCCGCCGTCAGCACCGGCGATTCCACCAGCCCCAGCCGATTGGCCGCCTCAGCCAGCAACGCCGGACGGTCCGCCGCCGGGATCAGCTCCAACGCAATCCGCTGCGTCACCCGGTTATCGGTGAGGAGTTTCGTCTTGGATTTCTTCTGGGCTTTAAGCTTGGCGGACGCCAGCATATTCCGCACGCGCTGGGACTTGTGGCGGAAGCGGCATTCATTAGAGCAGAACCGCGCCTGCACCTTGTTTTTGTTCCTTGGCGCAAATTCAGCCTGGCAGAACTCGCATAGTAACCGTGCGCACGGTTCTAAATGCCCCGCTGTTGAGTGTTGTTCATCCATCCCTACATTCCCCCTTCCACGGTGTGAGTTAACCCTCCCAACGCCAATGCTGGCCGAATCATCCGGATGCGGGGTCCGCCGCTGAGGTCCCCACGCACCAACCGCACCACCATTTCGAGTCCATCCGGCCCGTCGTCGTGTTGCTTCCCGTTGGGCCGATAATTCCGGAGTTGGTTGATCAACACCGTCTGCGTCTTGCGGAACCTGATTACCCCATGCTCGACCAAGGGGGAGAGGCGGCGGATGCGCAGATCCTTCGGCACGTCGTGTTGAATCTCGATGATGGGCAAATACACGCCTTGCTCCTGGCTGGCCTCTTCCAAGTTGGATTGCAGCACCGCCTGGAAGCCGACCGCCTCAAACCCGAAGGCGATATACTCGTGCCGGCGGCCGTGCTCCAGGCAGTCCGTCACAATGTCCTGGGGTTTGCGTCGCCGGATGTCCGCTTCATCCACATAGATCGGCCCCCCCTCGGGACGGACGGCCACGTCGATGATGGCGCTGAAGTCGGAGCGGTCGGTTTTGCCCAGCGAGGGATCGCAGGCCCCGTAATGAGCGACGGCCACCCCGGCCAGTTCGGCATCGTCCCAATAGCGGAACCACTCTTCCTTAAAGAGCGCCGTCTCTTCGTCGACCGGTTCGTTCTGATATTCCGCCGCAAAAAACACCGACCCAATTTCCTGCTTTTTCGCCTCCAGCCGTTCCAGCGGCCACACTTCCGGCCAGATCGGCGTGCCATCTTCTTGGAGTGCCTGCCACCGCCGTTTCACCCACAGAGGGTTCAGCTCCGGATCGAGCAGTTCATTCAGCAGAGAGTCTGGATGCAAAATCGTGCCGATAATCCAAATACGGCCGCCCTTCCCGCGCGCGTTCAAGACGGCTTTGAACCACCAGCGCCGCAGCTTTGCCCGCTGATCTGGTGATTCCACCGCCTCGTCGTTTTCCAGGTCGTCCCAAATCATCAGCGTCGGCCGCCATTGTTTATGGTGCAGCCCGCGGATCTTCTGCCCAGCGCCGCGAGCCATCACCCGAATGTCGTTCCCGGTAATGAAATCCGACTCGCCGCCGCGCACCGCCCCGCACACCGCCGGGAAATCCGACCGCAGTTTCTCGTTCGACTCCAGTTCGTCCTTGATCGCCGCCGTGAAGGCCTGCGCTTGGGTTTGGGTATCGGAGCCCACAATGATGAAGTGCTCCCGATCGAGCGCGATGTCGTACATCGGCTCGCCGATCGTCATCAGGGTCGACTTGGCGTGCTCGCGAGGGGCCGCCGCCGCCAGCAGTTCAGAGTCGGCCAGCCCATCCAACTCCAAGTGGAATTTCGCCGGGGCTGCAAAGAAGTAATGCGAGAGATAGGTCTCTCGGAAAAACCGCCGGTCCGTGCGGGCCCGAGCAATGCGCGCGGCCTTCGTCCCTGGCGTGTCGTCCATAAACGGGGACCGCCCCTGGGCGATCCGTCGCCGCAAGGCCTCGCGCTCGCGCTCAAACTGTGCCGGGCTACGTCGTCGCATATTTCCGTTTCATCGCATCGAGAAACCCGTCAAAGGTGGCCCCCAGCGCATCCAATGCGCTCGGCGCGGTCTCCGACAGATACACCGTCAAATCGTGCAGGCAGTCGAGGTAGAGGCCCGGCCGGTCGATGGCCTGTGTGCGGGCGGCCTCGCCCGCCGTCTTGGCGCGGTGGGCCTTCACCAATAAGTGCCCCAACTCCAACAACGACTCGCCCTCAAACGATTTCTTGGCGTTCGTTAATTCCTCCACCAACTTACTCAACAGCAGCGCCATGCCCGCCTCTTCAAAGTTGAGATTCGGATGGGCACGCAGCACCGTCGTCAGTGCCGTCACCTGTTGATGCGTCTGCTCGATCGCAGACTTGGCGGAGCTCCAATGCACCCGATAGCGCGACAAGGCCGAATCGCTGATCGTCTCGCCCTTCACCTGCTCCACCGCGGCGATAATCTCCGCATAGGTGGCATTGGCGTCGAGCAAATTGTCGACGAGGTCTTTCACCCCGAGCGAGTCGATCTTGCTGGTCGCTTTCCGTGCCATCGCGTCAGCGGCTCCCATAGCGTGGCAGGCCCAGATCCTCGCGGAGCGAGGCGATCTGGACCAGGAGGTCCTCATAGGTGGCGTCGGTCTGCACCAGATCCGTCACCAGCACTTCCGTCTTGGTCGTATCGAGCTGGGCAATCTGCCGATGCGGGTCCATCTCGCGACGGATCTGCTCCTTCAGACCGTGCAGCTTAATGGCCAAGCGCTTCGCCTCCTGCTCGCAGGCCAACAACCGGCCCTCATTCAACAGCCGCTCCTCACTTGCCATGGCCGCCCTCCATCCGTTCGAGTTTTTCCACCAGCCGCGTCTGCACCTGCACGGTGAGCAGCATCGTGTCTTTGGTATCGCGCATCAGCTCGCGGTAGGCCCCGTTGATGGCCTGGAACGCATCCAAATGCGCCCGTTGCGTCGCGTCATATTTTTCGATCAGGTGCTCCATGGAGGTCGAGCGTTTCCGCTCGAACAGCCAGATCACCAGCACAATGCCGCCCAGCCCCGCGTTGGTCACCAGGTACATCAGTTGGTTAAAGGTAATCCCCACCACCCCATCCGGTGGCGCGGCCGCACTCACGGCTTCCTGGGCGGAGACGGTCACCGCCCACACCAGCATCCAGATCGGCACGAACCGCCACAGCCACATCGGCATCGGGGTCTCCTTACTCACGCCAGGGCGTGAGATCGCTCACCGCCACCACGCGCGGGACCAAGCCCGGCGCGGCTTCAATCGTCAGCGTTTCTTCCATCACCGCCAGCCCGCCCGGCGCGTCCGGCGCCAGGACCGTCCGCACCACCGTCACCACCCACACCCGCACACGCGGGGACTCCGGCGATTCAAAGGTGTCGATGCTTGCGATCCCATTCATCTGGCCTGGACAATTGAGGAAGCGCGGCAGCACCTCAGCCCGCAACGTCGCCGCCAACGCGTCTCCCTCCGGCCCCACCAGCTGCGCCGAGGAGGGGAGGGGAGCCCAGGCCCATAACCCTACCGCCACGATCGAGGTCAGAATGCGGCTGATCCAACCGCGCAAGGACGTCCGCTGCGTCGCATGCGTCTCGCACAGCTCCACACACCGCAGAATCTGTTCGGTACGAAAGGCCCGGAGCACCGTCGTGGGGTCGAGCTGGTTCGCCAGCCACAACGTCTTCGCGCCAAACAAGCCATCCACCGGTGCGCTACTGCCGAGCGTCGCGAGCCCGGATTGAAACTGCTGCACGGCCGCCGTCAATCCATGAAACGCGGAGGCCTTCAGCAAGGCGTTGGCCAGCAGTTGCGAGGAGAGGGCGTACCAATTGGGATGCCAAAAATCGCGTTCATAGATCCGGATCGCGTCGGTCTTCGTCAGCGTGGCGATGTCGAGCTGCGGATAGCTGCGCGACGTAATGCCGTATTTCGTGGCCCTGCCGTGGTCGTCGGAATAGTAGATAAACCAGCCTTCGGCCTCCAGCAGCGCATTCACCGCAATGGTCACATCCGCCATAACGCGATCCCTTTGCCCTTCCACCCAACAAAAAAAAGCCCGATCAACCAGGCGTCACCGCCTGATCAACCGGGCCTGAATCTCTCAGCAACCCGCAATCCTCTGTCCGCACACGGGCGCGCGCCCGCTCACCGCACTACAGCAGGCAGCGGATGCCGGTGGCCGTGGTGCCAGTCAACAAGATCCGCTTGCCCCGCACGGGCAATATGCTGCCGGCCGCCATGTTAAACGTCACGGAAGCCGTGTCATCCGCGGCAATGACCGCCACGATCCCAGCGGTATTGATCCAGATGCCGCGGCACGTCTGCGCCAGATCGGTCGAATCGCTCGGCGTGATGTCATAGGCCATCGAGGCCGGGGCCGTCAGCCCTGGGGTATAGCCGGCGAACCGATCCGCCGCATCAATCCGCGAGGTGCCAATACACCAAAGGCCGATGATCAAGGCGAATCCACCGAATCCCACCCATAGTTTCTCGCGCATAGGTCCCTCCGTTGTAGTTGATGCCAATCCCAATCGACCGCGATCCCCCGCCGCCCCCGCTGGCCGCCGGGACCGTATACGTCCCGCAGCACCCCATCGCACCGCCAAGCGTATCGCCGGTTGCGTGGGAGCTGGTATCCAATACCGCGTAGCCCTCGCGGACAAACGTCCGTAAATTTGCCGGGGTAGCGGATGCGGTGTGCCCGGCTTCCTGCAATGCCGTCCGACGCATCTCATACGTTGTTTCCAGCTCCCAATAGCCAAGCCAACCCTGCGTGATGTACCCGCCTGATCCGCCACCGAGCGCCGCAGTGGAACCATTGAGGGTGACGTTATCCGCATCGACTCGCGTGATGGTCCAATGCCCAGCCACGTCAGCCGTGGTGGGTTTCCCGATAATCACGCGCGCACCATCCGTCAGCCCGTGCGCGACTTTTGTGATGGTGACCGGTGACCCGGACGTGATGGTGGTAATCGTGGTGGCCAGCAATGGCCCGCCTGGGGCGGAGTACGTCGCATGGGCGGCGGCGATGGGGTCATGTGCAAAAATGCACCGGTAGTTCGTGGGCAATCCACCGTTCACTCCTGCCACGGTGCGGGACACAATAGTGCCCACGCTATACGTCCCGTGGTTGACATCCCAGGCCGTCCCCGCCGCTTTCGCCAGGCCGGACGCATGGGTGGAATAGGTCGCATACCGGCGCGTCGTATCTTTCCACGTCGGCGCGGTCCCGTCGATATCGCTCGCCCCAGGCGTGCCCGTGGCAAACGCGAGGTCGTAGCCCTTGCCAGAGGTGCCTGCATCCAATCCATACCCGGCGTTGTGATGGGCGTTGACTGCCGCTAGCGTGCGGTCTGAGGTATTGGTGAATCCACCGACCTTGTATGCCGTCGTCGCAAGGGTGCTGTAGATGATGTTATTAGTGATAGAATTGAGCTGGAGCAACTCTCCCCCGCCTAGATAGTCCAACACTGCGGCGGTCCCTGTTTCGGTCGAGGTCTCCAATAATGTCGTATGGTCCAAAATCACCGGGATATCCGTTCCGTCCGTCGTGCCGACCAGCGAGGAAATCAACACGCTGCCAATGTCGGCGTCATACCCAGGGGCTAAAATGAGATCGTTCTGGATAGTGACCGTGATCGTAGCTGTCGAGTCATCAGGCCGAAAGATTTCATTGGGGCTTTGCATATCCGCGTGAGGGTCCCATACGTTCCCGCTTACGAGCTGCGTTCCTCCTAGAGAGGCAATCCCGCCGAGCGAGAGCCCGCGCCATGTGTTCGCCGCTTGGTCGAGGTTCACAAAATAGTTAGTCGAGAATGGTGTTTTTCCAGGCGTTCCCCCTATGGCGAAGTTCTGCGAATAGGCTGTGATGAAAAGATTTCCGCTCACGTCTGCGGCTGGGGCGGTCTGCACAAATTCAGCCGAATCGGCAAACACGTTTCCGGTCACCGTCCCCCCGTACATAAAAAAGAGGTTGGTGTATCGATCTACGTAGTTGTTGACGAACCGACGTGTTCCAGTGGTCAGCGCTGCCTGCCCTGATGCCCCGACCATCACCTGTCGAACAATGGAGTTCGTGAACCGATTCCCTTCAAGATCGACGGTCGCCGCAGCGCCAGAGGAGAGATTGAAAATCTGCCCGCCATCGTCATACGTCGAATTATGCATGTAAAATTCTGCGGTGGTGACGCTCGACGGCGTCCAGCAAATCCCCGCGTTCGCGCAATCGTTCGCCGTATTGGAGTACGCCCCCAGGTGGGCAAGATCGACATAGTCAAAATGCACACCTCCACCGCCAGTCCACTTGGAGCTGGTGATTTGCATCGTTTCGCCGGATGGGTACGCCTGTATTTTGGCATGGCTCCCCGTCGTCCCGATAAACCGAATCGACACCGGGGTGTTGTCACCAGATCCGAGCTGAATCTGATACATCTGCCCGGTGTTACTCGTGGCATCCATATAAAGTTCTGATCCTGCGCCCCCGATGATCGCGGCATTATTGGTCCGACCTGCGACGGTGAGCGCCACAATCGGCCCCCGATGATACATGATGGCCCCATCGGCGAGCGTGAGTTTTGCCGAGGCGTTATTCATAATCACGCCAGAGGCTTGGGTGATCGTGTAGGTTCTCGCGGTCCAGGCGGTCGAGACGTTTGCCGCGCACACCGCTGCGGTATCCGTGCTTACCGTGGTCAACACACAATAGCTATCGGTCCCGCCTGATGCCGCGTTGATCAGATCGCCTACCTTGAGTCGCTTGGTCGTGTCGGCATCGGTGAGCCATGCGGTCCCTGTTCCCGTAAGCACGTTTCCCGCGCTGGTAATTGTGCCTATCCCAGCGACAGCCACACTGGGGGAATGCCCAACCGTAAACGTCCCAGACGGTGCCGTCACGCCGTGGGACACGAGTTTCCAATCATCGCCCGTTCCTGGGTAATCCGTTCCAGCCACGCAGGAGGACGCGCATCCTGTGCTGGCGCCGCCTCGCACCGTCCACGTCGTCCCCAGGTTCCAGTTGCCGGTAGCAGCAGAATCCCAGGAGGTGGCCCAGACCTGGTCGACTATCACGAGGCCCAACGTCGGCCCAGCGAGTTGCAGCACCAGTAGATAGAGCGCCCATCGTTTCAGTCTCGTCATCGAATTGCCTCCTGACAGCCAAGGTTTACGGTCATAGTGTATGGATGGTCGATCAATGCGGGCCGCAAGAACAGGTGCTCATGGTCGCGTGAGACAAGTACATCGTCAGAAAAATACACGCACGAGCCCAGCGTGACATTCGGGGCCAAGGCCTGATGGTCTTGCGTCGTCAAGGGTTCCCCTCCTTGAATGCGGTGGGGAGAAACCGCACACGCCGTGACGACCACCGCCGCCAACATCAATCCCGTTACTGGTGCGAACCTCGTCATTGCGCTGTGAATTCCAAAATCAGTTTGAGGTTCGTCGGAGCCCCACCTTTGATCAAATACAAAATGTTAGATCGCGTGCTCTCAAACCGCTGCAACGGAGGGAGTGGCCCTGTCCCTACGGCGGGCCCTTGATAATCAAGATAGGCGGAGACCTGCACCTTGACCGGACCGTCTGGCACCGAGAGCGACGCACAGGAGAGTGTGGTGGAGGGAGTATTCTGGGAGGCCTCAGTCTGCGTGCCGACGAGCGGGGACGTGTAGACCAGATATCCACTGGCGGCCCAGTGTATGGCTGGGACTGCCTCAGGCACTGTCATCCAACTCGCCGCATCCCACGAGAGGGTGCAGGCGATGGCGGGGGAGGGGAGCGCCAGCGCCGCCAAGAGTGCCACCGCTGTACGTCGCATCCGTGTCCGTGTCCGCATCTGCGCACCTCCATCACAAATAAAAACGCCCGATCAGCCAGGCGTCACCACCTGATCAACCGGGCCTGAATCTCTCAGCAACCCGCAAACCTCCGTCACGGCCCCACGCCTACGCCGTCCGTCGTCGTCCGAGTTCCCCTGGCTTCCAGGTGCGGGATTCGTGGATTTCGCCCACATGGCCCGCCTGGAATTTCAATTCGAGTGTACCGTAAAAACTCGTACTACGCAACTGTTGCACCATTGAGAGCAATTCCTCGTCGGTAAAGCCGACGCGCTTGGAGGCTATTCCGTGCATGCGCCCTCCGTCGATTGATTCCGTCCCCCTAATTTTGTCCCGCGTCGTAACATCGCCTTCAGCGCCTCCATCAGCTGATTGCCCTGCACCCGCGTCTGCGGCCACGGCGTCCCACAGGTCCGTGTCGCCAGCGCCTGCCGCCAGGTCGGCGCCAAGGGTGTCACCGCCTGGGCTTCCAGATCGTCGCACAGGTGGCTGATCATCAATTGCTGTTCCACCGTGATCGGCTCATCCGGCTGGCGCTCGTCACGCCCGGACCGCTTCCGTGGCGTCTTCGGCTTCGGTTGGTCCCGCCGCAAATCCCACAGCCTTCGATACACCTGCTTGAGTCCCGCCACGGGCATATCCGCGCAGGACTCATGCCCGGTCAACTGCTGCTGCATCGTCCGCCGCATGTCGGCATCCAGCCGCAACTCCCGCCCCATGGCATGGATGGCTTTGATCAGCTCGCCCCGCGTGGTCGCCGGCTGACGTGGTCCGGTGTTGGCCATCACATCCCCTGCTTCCAGTCTGCCGTGTGCTTGCATGGCAGACAGACGCGATGCGTCACGTCCGTGGAGCGAAATTGCCGTTGGCACATCAAACACCGCCGGACGGTCGTAGGCGTCTGATCGATCTCCGGCACCACGCCAGGGCCTTTCGATTTCGCATGCTGATAGGGCAGCCCCGCCACCGCGCACACCTGCCGCCACCGGCCCCAGCGGGCCGTGACCGTATTCACGGCGTAGGCGCCGAGCTGCCGATAGTCTCGCTGGCAGATCCGCCCATGCTGCCGGTACACGCGCCGCAGATCGGCGACGATCGCCGCCTCCTCCACGGTGCCGCCCGGCTGGCTGGTCTGCGCCAAGAGCCCCGCCGCCGCCAAGGCCGCACGCCAGGACCCAAAATGCCGCACGCAGGATTGGGCCGAAAACCGCCCATGCGCCTGGTAGACGGGGTGCGTCACGACGGCCACCGTCGTCGCCACGCGGCGCAGATCCGCCACCAAATCCGCCTGGGTAATCGCCCGTCGTCCCATCGTCGTCAGCGTCCCGTCCCCGAGTGCTCCCGCCAGCATTGCGCCACCACAGGGCTGGCCTCTTGCTGGCACTCCATCCGATCCACCACCTGCCCCTGCCGCACAATCCGATACCGAAAGCTCAACGGCTCCGTCAGATCCGGCCGCTCGAACTCCACCACCTCCAACGGCCGGTCTGGCTCATGGATCAACAACGTCGCCTGTCGCGGCAGATCCGCGCAGGCCGACAGCATCACACACCCCAGCACCACCGCCCCCATCAGCATCTTCTCCATCACACGCCTCCTCAGTGGTTACCGCCACACATCCCGCTCAACACCCGAATCGCCCACCCCGTCACCGCCACCAGCACGCTCAACCCACAAGCCACGGCGACCGCCGCCATCCCCAACCCACAGATCGCGCCGATCCGCTCCACCGTCTCTTTCCTCACGCGGGCCTCGTCGGGGTCGCCGCCGTCTCCGGCGCATGCGCCACTTTCCACACGTCCCACTCGCGCCGGATCGCGCCCAGCTCCCGCGTCAGCCGCGCGATCGACCCCGCGTCCGGATGCGTCCGATAGCCCAGACTCCGCAAATAGGTCGAGGATTTGGTCGTCACCAGCGCCATCCACACCTGCTGCCGGGGCACATCCCGCGACAGGCTAATGAGCCACATCGTCGTCCGCAGCCAGTCGGCCTCCAACTCCACCGGCAACCCCGCCAGATTCACCGCCAACAGCTCGATCACTAACACCGACAAGCTATCCGGCCCGTCGCCACGTTCACGCGCCATCGCCATCATCGATACACCTCAATCTGTTCGATCAGCGAGCCGTCCGCCTGCGGCACATAGGTCACAAACGCTTCCCCCGCCCACGAGCGCGGGCAGGCCGTCGCCTCATGCCGAATCCGGCCACAGGCCGGGCACACACAGGCGCAGAACGCCGCCACATCCAAGCCCCGCCCCGCAGCCTTCCGCGTCACCTGCTCCAGCTCGCGCGCCAACAGTTTCGGAATCGTCATCTGGTCCTCACGCATGGCCCACCACCGCCCCCGCCTTCGCGCGCAACCGCGCCGCCAGCTCCGCGTTCAACTGCACCACCCGCGACTGGGTGATCTGCTCCAGCTCCGCCGCGTTCGCCGACCGCGTCCCGTCAGCCTCCACCACATACACTTCCTCGCAGCGCACGCACCACACCAGGGTGCCCACGCCAACATCATGCGAGATGTGTACGGCCGACCGACAAAACGGGCAGGCCACGAGCCGATCTGCCTGAGGCTGAGTCATGCGCGGCTCCCCTCCAACAACTCCAACCGAATCTGCCCGAGCACCTCGTCCGGCGTGTTCCGCCGCAAATGCGCCAGCCGTTGCGCCGTGTGCATAATGCGATGCGTCAACTGCCGATCGGCCATCTCCAGGTCCTCCCGCGTCACGATCAAAAAATACCCATGCACCCCCGCATCCCCGCCGGTGATCGAGCCAATGGCCGCATGATGCGACTCGATTAAATGCTTGACGATCTGCTGCACCACGCGGGGAGTGATCCGCACCGTCTCGGCGAGCTCCCGCAAGGGGATGGCCGACTGCCAGCCCAACCGCGTCGCAATCACAAACAGCACCCGCTGCTGTTCGAGCGAGAGCGCCGGCGGCATGAGCGGCATGAGATGGGCCTCCGTCACGCCACCTCCTGGTCCAGCTCCACATCCACCGCATCTTTCAACAGGGCGTTCACCAGTTTTTCCACCGCGCTATCGACCGGCTTGCACACCACCACATCGCCGGTCTCCTCGACCGTCACGCCCAGCCGTCGCAGCTCGGCCACATCCAGGGTATTCAACCCCTGTTTACTGGGTGTTTCCTTGGTGTTGATGAGCTGATCCACCTGTGAGCCCATCAGCTTCTTAATCTTCGCCAGCAGCACGGCATCATCCTCCCACTCCAGCTTCCCCTTGCCCTTCTGGTACCCGATCTTCACGCCGTGGAAAATCACCGTGCGCGGTTTCGCGAACAGCTCCGGCGATTCCGCAATCGCCGCGCGCAGCGTGGCTTCCGCCTCCGCCGCTCGGCCCAACGCCTTTTTAATGCCCGGCAACTTCGCCCGCTTCAGCGCATCCATTTCGACTTCTAACGCATCCACCTTGGTCGAGAGAATCCCCCGCATCTCATCGTAGGTGCGGCAGAGCCGCTCCAGCAGCTCCATCGTCATGGTCGAACTCCTTCCCCCGCCGCCTTCGGCAACCGCGCATTCCAGAACTGCGTCCGCACGGACCGCGCGTCGAGCGCCTCAAAATAGTGCCGCACGCAGGCGTGGCGCTTCTCCGCGCAGTCGCCGCACATCTGCGCCCAGCCCCACGGCGCATGCACCAGATACAGCGGCCCTTTTCGCTCACACAAATCGCAGCGGCACGGCAGCACCAACGCTTTCAAGACCTGTTTCGCCATCTGGATCATGTCGCCCTCCTGGTATCGCCCGTGTAGGCCTGTACGAGCGGGATCAACGCCTCGACCGTCACGCCCAGCGCCCCCAATTGTGCGCACCACAACTCCGTGAACCGATGCCCGAGCAACTTGATCCGCACGAGCCGCAGCGCTGGGGCCAGTTCTTGCCGCCGCGCCGGATCAGAATTGATCTGCCAGGCCTCGCCGCCGAGCGCCACGAACGCCCAATAGCAGAGCGGCAACGAGGTTTTCTCCAGCGGCGAGCCCACGAGATCCGAAAAGCTGTAATCGCAGGCCGCGCAGCGGTAGACCTTCAACGCCTTGTGTCGCAGCAACGGCTTGGTGCCAGGCACAAGATCGGCCCCATCGTGGCAGCGCGGGCATTCCACCGCGCCCTGCGTGCGGGGCCAATGGGCGTGCCGATAAGCGATGCGCACCAGCTCGTCCACGGCCATCTGTGTTGAGGCGAGTCCCATGGGGTCCTCCTACGCCGCCAGCTTCATGGCTTTGCGGATGTGATCCAACGTGATCGAGCCGTTCGTCGTCGTCGCAAACTTGCCCGCGATTTCCAAAAAATTATTCACGCGCCGCGCACTGCTCAGCAGCTGGGGATCGGCCGCCAGCACGCGCATGGCCTCGTCCAGCAGGTCTTCCTCCAGGATACCGGAGAGAATCAGCCGCACGTCCTCCCGCGTCAGCTCCGGCAGCGTCCAGACGCGGCCGCTCACGCGCGAGGCCAATTGCTCCAGCTCTGGCGTGTGCCCCACCAGATACCGCTGCAACGTGCTGATCCCCACTAAGAGCAGCCCCACCCCCGTGGTGTCGTACACATGGCGCAGCACATCGAGCGCGCTGTAATCCAGCGTGTGCGCATCGTCCACAATGATCGTCCGTCCGCTGCCCTCCAGCCGCGATTTAATCCGCTTCATCAATCCACGCAGTAACCCACGATCGCTTTCTTTGATCGCGTCGCACAGCTCCTGCAACACGCCAGACCCGCGTAACCCTTTCCAGGCATGTACGACGATCATCCCCGGATCTTCCTTGTGCAGCTCTTTGATCGTGCGCGTCTTGCCGTACCCTGAGACGCCGATCACCACGCCTAGGCGGTTATATTTCGACACGAAACCATAGGCCTGCTGAAACATCTTCGCCTGCCGGGTCTCGGCAAACGGGATCTGCAACAACCCGCCGTCGTTTTTCGCCTCTTCGCGTTCGACAAAGGCCCGCAGGCGCTTGGTGAACGACACGATATCGCCGTCATATTTCCGGTTGAGCGCATAGCTCACTTGGCTGGTGCTCACGCCCAAACTTTTCGCCAGATCAGCCAGCGAAATCGGGCGGCCCTGCTGCTCGCGCCCATCCATCAGGCGGCGCAGGCGCTCCAGCGTCAGTTCGGTCTGTTGGTCGTAGAGTGGCATCGTGATTAGTCCCTCAACAGTTCGTCCATCAGTCGTGATTTCTCATCCGCCTCGGCGTTCGGCCGAGGTCGCGCTCCGCGATCCTGTAACAGGTCGTCCCAACTGGGTTCGCCGCTCGACACACTCGGCTCCGGCGTGGTCAGCTCCGGAGGCCGAGTGCTGGGACCCGCGCTAGCTGAGCCAGCGGGAGCCGTCGAGGAGCGGCCGGCAAGACGCCGCCGTGAGGCGGTCGCAGGAAGAGAGGGTTCCCGCAAGGGAGTCGTCTGGCCGGACGGTCCAGGAGTGGAGGACGGTCGCACGCCGCGCGCCAATTGCGCCGCGGCAAAATCCATGGTGGTGGGATGCGCGACGACCGATCCGCCCGCCATCGGCGTCACCGGCGCAGGCCGATCCGCCGACACGAAGCGCCGTTCCGTCGCCACCGCATCCAAATTCACCACCTTTTTCATCTGCACGGTTTCCCGCTGCTGGGCGAGATCCGCCAAGGCGCGTTCTTCGTTCAACAGCACATACCGATGGCTCGCGTAGTCCTTCGCCGCGCGCTTCGCGGTCTTCTTCCGCGTAGCCAGCGTGCGCATATCCTCATGGCTCGCGTGCATCGTGTAGGCCTGTTGATTGATCGCCTCGCACAGAAAGCGCCCCTGCATGTCGAACACGTAGAGCAGGCCCAGCTGGTTGTCGTCGTATCGCACATCCACCGTGTGGCCCATCTCCATGGCCAAGGCGTCATGCCAGTAGTAGCGCCCGAAGAGTTTGAGCCCCTGCGTAAACACCTTGGCGGCCCGGTGCCGCATCAACAGCAGATCTAACGAGCGGGCATCGGGGATGGCTTTCGTCACGCCCTGCCATTGCGACCGTGGCGTCGCGCCATCCAGCGCCGCCGTGGGCACATCGAGCAGCCCATCGATGTAGTCGTCGAGTTTCGCCGACAGCTCGGCCATCGTCAGCAGGGCCGTCCCAGATTTCAGCTCGGCGGCCAACTTCTCCGGGCGCGCCGCAGGCGACGGCCCACACCACCCCGGTAACTGCTTTTCCCATTCCGGGAACACGCGCCCGAACCAGGATTCAATCGGTTTCGCCCAGGGCGTGTAGGGCGTCGCACTGATCGCGCCAATCCCCAACGCCGACAGCACGCCCGGCTTCATCAACAATTCAGCGTCCGCCGACAGTTTCACGTCCCGGCTCACCGTCGTTTTGCCGTTGAGGTAATGGCAGCGGTAGTCTTTGCCGTTATCCTGATACACGCGCACCGGCACGCCGTAGCGCAACATCCCATCCCGCAGCGCCAGCGCAATCGTGGTGCTGTTCGGCACCACGCCCAGGTGCCGCCCCACACAGGTATAGGTCCGCAGATCCAGCCACGCCGTGAGCCACGGGCGGAAGATCGTCGCGCCGGGCGCATCCGACTCGCGCACGAACACATCCAGCTCACGATGATCGCCACACCACACGTCGTTCGGGGCGAGGTCTGAAAAGTCCCGGTGAATCTTCGGCTCTGATTTCGCCCGCCACGCATCCGGCCCTTCGCGTGACAAAATCACCGCCGGAGCGGGGAGCGTCCGCAGATAGCGCAACACCGTCGTCTTCGACGGCACCGCCTGCCGCACATGCTGGCAAAAGGCTTCGAGTCGCCGGTAGACGGTGGTCGGACTCGGCCGTTTCGGCGACAGATATTCCGATTTAATGACATCTTCAAGCACCGGTGACAGGGCCGTGAACCGCCCTTTCGTCCGGCCATATTTCGGCACCAGCCCCAGCTGCCCATGCAGCTGATAGGCCCGCCGCCAGCCGTACACCGTACTGGCCGCCAACCCCCGCGCCTCCGCCCAGGCCGCCAACGCCACGCTCCGCAACCCCTCACAGTCCATCAGCCACGCATGCCGCTTCAACGCCGTCGCCCGCGCCGATGCGCTCACGGCTAAGAGCGCCCGCGCATCCGGGGCCCCAGGCCCCGGCGTCACCGTCGGCGCAGGCAACGTCTGCTGCCAATACCCAAACTGCGCCTCCGGCGGCAGACTCGCCACCTGCACCAACAACGCAGGCTTGCCATTCGCCCCCGTCTCGGCCGACGGCCGCACGATGTACAGGCCATCTTCAATCTTGAGATACACAGACCGCTCCGTGCAGCCAATCAGCTCCGCCGCCTGCATCACGCTGATATACGGATCGCGGTCCAGATCGTTCATCGTCGCTACTCTCCCACTGGCCAACAGCAATCAATCGCCACACACCCGGCTTTGCCATTGACCCACACCACTGCCGTGTGCCCGCCCAGCACGGACGCCTCGGTCCGAGTGACGACGGCCTCCAGCGGCGCGCCAGGGAACGGCTCGAACTCCACGAGGTCCCCAACACGCACCTTCCGGTTCCATTTGTCGGCTAACCTCTGTGGGTCTTTTCTGCCGTTCATCGTCGCGACTCGATCTGCCACGTACCGGGACGCGGCAGCCTTTATCTCCAACTTCCGTCGCCGCAGCTCGCGCATATCGTCGTGAGTCACAGCAGAACCGTTCTGGGAGTGATCCATACGGCCTCCATTGTTGGTCATCGTCGTCACGCTCCGAAGTTCACCCGCGTGAACTGCACCACATTGAATCGCCCGAATTGCGGGCGAAAGTCGCCCAATCCGTTATAGCGCCCAGCGGTCGCAAGCAGGTCGTAGACAAGCGGCTCATCCACATAGGCCGAATCCACCACCGTCACCTCAAAGGACAGGGTCCAGCCCTCGCGCATCGCGGGCCGCACGCGCGTCACGCCGTTGCGTTGCACCACCACGCGCCGCCGATCTTCGTAATCCCACGTGGTTGCGCCAAACGAGGCCACCGTCGGCGTGACCAACAATGCCGCTTTCACCAGTTCGTAGGCTGATTTGCGCGGAGAGCGGGGGTCCGCCTTGGATTTCCCCGCTTGCGCCAGCGCCATGTGCAAGTTCATCCCTGGCAACCCCAACGTGCCGTCTGCGCAGCGATAGACGTAGGACTCAAGGTTGTCCTCCTTCTTCTCGCGCGAGTTTTTCTTTGCTTTGCTCTTGGCCTCCACCGCGGCGCAGTCCCAGCGGTGGAATAAGATCGGCGCAATCCCCGAGATCGTCACCGCCATGGTAAACGGGGCGCGCTCCACCCCCATGGCAAACTCCCCCTTGCCGTTCACAGCATCGTGCAACCCCAACGCAATTCCACTTGTCATAACGCCTCCCTTACAATGAGGCTCGTAAAAGAGCCTCGCCACGCCTTGCCTAGCCGCACCGTGCCGCACCACGCCGTGCCATGCCCGACCGGGGCCAGCCACACAGCGCCTTGCCACACACATTCCACCCTCGCCTTGCCACACCTTGCCAAGCCGTGCCGCACCAAACCGTGCCATGCCCGACCGGGCCTTGCCACACCAAACCTCAATCCCTCTAACATCGCCGTCATCTCCCGCACTCCAACCGCCGAAGGCGAACCGCAATCCGCTCCTGCTCTTGCCGCAGCCGCGCAATCTCCACAAACCGCTGTTCCTCTGGCCCCAGCACTAACAGACCAGCCGCGCCCGCCAGCACCGCCAATGGAGCCGCCGATCGCGTCACGACACAAAACGCAGGGAGCAGTTCCGCCGGGAACCGATGCGACTCGGCAGACTCTGCCGTCCATTTATCGATCGAATCTTTGCCGATATCCCTGGCCATCAGCTCAGAAAGGCGGCTGGCAATCTCCCAGCGAGACGCCGGGCTCTTTTTAATCGCCGACACCAACGCGGCGCGTAGCGCCATCGACACGTCGGCAAACCGCCCTTCCGTCACCGCTTCTTCAGGCAGCAGCGAGAGCTGGTCCTGACTGCCCCCTGTCCGATCTTTTCGAGAAATTGACATTGCGTCCTTGTCCTGGATTCGTTACGCTCAAGCTGCATTCAATGGTTGAATCTGAGACCGCTTCTTAGATGATGCTGGGAACACGTCTCGATGCGGCATGCCGATAAGCTTGCAGATGTGGCGCTCGATACGTTGCGAACGTGATTGGTGCCGCACAACACGCGTCACAGCAGATGGAGTGACACTTAGCTTTCTGGCAATATCGCTCAACGAGAACCCTCTTGATAGAAGAGCAGCACGGAGTTGTAACGAGTAGAAAGTCACAGAAATTGACTCCATAATTTAACTAACGGCAAGTTATAGTAACTAAGTTACCATGTCAAGTAAAAAAGTTACCGACACGAATAAATCTAAGACCATAGAGGAAATACGTAAATCTTTAGGGCTAACGAGGGCGGAGTTTGCCAAGAAGATTGGCGTGACGGATAAATACGTTTACATGTTAGAGGCAGGCCTTAAAACTCCATCGAATCGATTGCTAGACTTGATAGAATTGAGGTTTAGCAGTACGGTCTTCGAGTCCAACAAAGAAATGCCCCGATACAAATTCATGACGGCATGTGCATTGAAAGACACCGATGCTAATAATTTCTTGCTGCTCTTGAAGGAATTAGGGGAAAGCGATCGCCAATCACTATGGAACTTTGCGCTTTCCCTGCGCGGCAGAGAAGAGCCGATGCTACTGATTCGACATAGAAACGTCAGAGACTGGAATATGCTTGCCGATGCACTCGTAGACCATCCCAGTTTGGTCTCGAACGACAAGCAAAAAGATGTCACGGTTGCATTGCCTGGTAAACCTCTTCGAAGAATTCCAATTCTCTCACCCGTCGCCGCGGGCCGTTGGCGGCCGATGCAAGACCCCTATCCAGTGGGGCAGGGGTTCGACGAGATAGAAACTTCGGAGCCGGGGCAACACCTCTATGGATTGCGTGTCGATGGCGACAGCATGGAGCCCGCCTACCACGATGGGGAAACGATCTTGGTTAACCCCGAGTTACCCTGCGACGAGCCGGGCGTGCTGGTGATCGTGCGGCGCGACGACGAGGACGCCGTAGTCTTTAAACAATTCAAGCTTGGCAAAAAACGCGAGCCCTTGCTGCACTCGCTCAACCCCAAATACGCCGACATCCCTATGCTGCCAGGCGACCAGTGCCGAGGCCGCGTGGTCTGGCCCAAACGCAAACACAAATAA